CCCACTGTCAGCGGGCAAACATTGGTAATCTGCTACAACTTTTTTGATTTTGATATTTACATCACTAAGCGAGCTATTGCTATTTAGATAATCACTTCTCATTTTACACTCCTTCTAGGTTAATAAGTGCATGAGTTTCTGGAAGAGACACTTCAAGACCTGCTTCTGTAAGAATCATGTCTTTACGTAAATCTTCATCAGCCGCTTGTATGTTAGTCATAATCGCAGTATCACGATTAACACCGTTACCTACAAGTGGGCGATAAGAAACGTGATCAAGGTCAACAAAACACATATGTCCTGAAGCATTGTTTCTAAACAATGGTTCTTTAACAATTGTGCAATCACCATGAACAGTTTCAATTTTCATAACTTTATGCCCAAATGAACCTTTAGCAGATTCAAAATTATATCTAGTTTCTCCAGACATACTCAATTCACCAAAACCACTGATTTTGTTAAAATGAGATACAACTGGTAAAGAAGCTAAACATAGCTTAGCGCTTGAACCACCACGTGCAGGATCATACATAGTTTCAAATGCTGTAAGTAAACCATCATAAGTTAGTTCACTTGTTGCATATGTTGCTAAGTATGGTACACCTTCACTGTAGTCGCCTATTGCACCATCTTCAGGTGTTCCACCATTCTTGATAATATGACCAACAATACCTTCTGTATATTGGATACCACCAACTGAACCACGCATACCAAAAAGCATTGATCTTTCGATGTCTACTTTATGCTCACGAAGTTTTAAGTTCCATAGACGTTGCCATTCATCAGCATAACCACGATAAACTGTAGCACGCGCTGTGTTTGACATTTCACAAGCTGTTTTAAAGATCTGGGTATACCCATAATCATTATCCATTTCTTGTGACCATACGTCTGGAGCTCCAGAACCTTGCTCGTATGAAGTACCGATAACAACGCATTCACCATCGTTATCAAGTGTGGTTGTAGAACTATCACCAGCTGAAGCATTAATTGTTTTTACAATAATTGTAGTATCAGCGCTATTGTGATTAACAGACTCTACTCTAGCTGTAGCTTGTGTGATTGCTTCTGTATCAGCTCCACCGCCTTTATTGACGTTCGTAGCCATCTGGATAACCATACCTTTGATTAACCAACTAACAGCTGCACCACCTGAAGTATCAACTGTTAAAGTTGTATTACTTCCCGGAGCGGCTAATGTGCCGCCACCTTTTTGAAGAAAACTTCTATCTGTAATAGAAACTTTCGTCCTATCTTCTAAAAATCGGAATTGAGAATCCGTTGTAGGGACTTTCCCGACTTTAGACAAGTAAACAAAAAATGGTGATTCTTCAGGGGCTAAATCAGCAACTCTATCACTAAAATCATATAATCTACGTGATGGAACTGTACTATCAATAACTGCACCCGGAGTACCAAATTTTACTTGTCCACTATTATAAGTAGCCATTACTTACTCCTGTTATTATTTTAATACATTTGTTCTACTTCCCGCTTGCACTATAGAATCCCACATTTTGTCAGCATCATTTTTAACCTGTGCTGGCTGTCCTTGTAGAACTCCTGCAGAACGAGGAGCGTTTTGTGCGGCTCTTACCGCATCTACGGTATCAGTATTTGTTTGACCAACCCCACTGACATCACGATACAGTTTTACAAGATTTCCAATTCCAACGGCTTCTTTAGGCTGTGTAGTAAAATCAAGAAACCCTTTAATATCATTATCTGACATTTTATAAGTATTCCTTAATTCATTTACAGTATTGTTCAAAATCATATCGCTTTGAACTTTAGCCTGTTGTTGTGCCATTTTCTTAGAAACTACTTTATCTGCCATACTTTCTATTTTATTTTTTACGTATTGGCTAGAAGCAGAATTATCTTCTGTAAAAGCATCCCAAGGGTTGAACTCGTCTTTGCTTATACCGGGATCTGATTTTTGTCCACTATTAGGATTTGATATACCATCTTGTATTTTTTCCACTAAATCAGGTCTCGTCTCCAACAGATTAACCAAAGGCTCATATTTTTTCAAGTTTTGTAATTCCGCTTGTGAGCGATCATACATAGATTGAAATTTACGAGACTCTGCTTCTTCTGTTAAAGCCGGGTCTTCATTAGGTTCATTAGAAACCTGTTGTTCAGATTCCACACCAAGGGCATCATCCACAAATGGACTTTCATTTCCATACGCTGCAGCTTCGACATTTGCCTCATTTTGATTTAACGATTCCATTTTATCTCCTTTAAGATGTCTCGATAGCATTTTGAGCTGAACCAACTGCCTTATCAGCCTCTCGGTTGATTCGGTTAGCTAATTTCTCTACTTCGAGCTTCACCTCATTTTCAAGTTTGTTACGTTGTACTCGTCTATCCGCTTTAGAATCAGAAGAAACTTCTGTTAATCGAGATTTAAATTTCTCAACCTCGACTCTTTTTCTATCTTGGACAGATTCTCTTTGGGCTGTTTGCAAGTCTCCCTGCAAATTCTTTAATTGACCTTCAAGGGATTGGATTTGACTCATCATTTGTTGCTTCTCATCTGTTCGTCTCATAATACCCTCTTTGTCGAAAATTTCTGGGTTTTTCTTTAATACTTCAAATTTATCTACAATACCCATCTGGAATGCTTCTAAGTAAACTCCTAACTCTGCCCATTTATTTGTAGGCATAGAAGATCCGGGTTCAATTCTTATATCATGTTGCTCGATATGATATTTGTCTTTTTTAATATCCATAATAGCCCCAGATGTATCAGAATAAAAATTAACCATAACATCTGTAACATCATTATTTGGTTGAGCGAGTCTAAACATTTTTTTATAAGTGTAATGACCCTTAGATAAATTATAAATAACTTTTCCAAGTCTATTAATTGAAAACTCTATGTCTCTCAATTTAGACTTTGGTCTTTCACTGCCTAAGGCTATCATACGCTCAGTCCCTCTAACGGTATCTGGGGCTTTATCTGAAAAACCATGCATCATTTCTGGTAATCCAAAAATAAAATCAATATAAAATTCACATTGTTGTATTAACCTATAAAACTCACCGGCTAAGGGAGAAGGTTGGGGATAATGCGGTTCACCTTGAGAAGAATCTATTTCAATTACAGCATTTGGGTTTGCCCAATCTTGTTCTAATTGAGAAATATCATCAACACTACCCATTGGAACTAAAAGCTTTAATCCAGCAGATGCTTGAGCATGAGACAAAGCTAAAGACCATAGTTTATTTAACAACCTCTGCATTGGTCTAGCTCTAGATATGTCAGACTTTGGAAAAGGTGTGCCTGTCCACACATTTGGTAATGGAACTATTGGGTAAATATCGGTATTCAATATATTTTCATACAAAACAATTTCACCTAACGTAGCGCAAACTTTTACTCTAGTTTGTTGTACGGCAATGACTTCCATGTACCCAGATTCTAATACATCTTTATTCTCTTCAGAAAACGAAATAAATTCTTCTTCAGAAAGTATTACTTCTTCTCCATCTTGAACATTAACTACTCTATAAAAAGGAACTTTTATTTTATAAAACCTTTCAAGTATTTGATACTTTTTAACACTCATGTAATCTTTGTCTTTTACCTCATCTGGAGTAAAAGCTTTCATAGAATTTTTGTTTTGAGAAGAAGGATAGTCTTCTCCATTTATATCATTGTATTCAGATACTTGTTTTAATAAACCATCTACAACTTCCCCTGTTTCGGGATCTGTAACATCGTCTAATTCCGGGTAAAGGCTAATGACTTGATCACCTGTTAGTATGGTAGATATAATAACACCATCGGCATCATCATGCCAACGATTACGAGAAGAAGGAGATACGTATACCCTGAACGGATCAAGATAGGTGAATTTTACATCGCCTTTACCGAAATCAGATTCTCTATCAATATAAGCATATAAATAACCCATACCGGTTGTTGCATAATCATGTATGGCTTGTTTCATTTGAGAGTCACCATCTGATATTTGCCAAATATAACCAAGTATTGTACGCCATATACTTGAAACCTTTACATCAGAATCTTCTCTAGGGGTTATTGTAAATGCTGGGGGTCTTGCTGTAAGTACAGCTTTAAATTTTTCAACAGCTGAAGAAGTTCTATCCATTGGGACATCAGCTTGATTCCTAGATTGAAGTTCATCTGATTCTTCACTAGAAAAATGATTACCAAGAAAAAAGTCAACATCTTTACGAGCTTCGTTTTCCCAATCTACCCTAGCATCACTCCACTGTCTAAATAACTGTTGATTAAATTCTGCTCTAGAATCTTTTTCCATATTTATTTAGGTGTATTGTAAAGAAAGTTTTGCATGAAATCCATAGGCTTTTTATCACCTTTCATTACTGGAAATTTTACTCTAGGGTCAAGATCTGAACCAAGACTATCGGAATAGCTGCCTTTAGAGTCTAATAATTCCGGCTCTTGTTCTGGTTCAAGAGATTTTAGTAATTGCATTAATTTGTTAGCTTTCATGCCTTTTAATTGTTCTTGAGCTTCATTAATTGCATTTAATGAATCTTGAGGACTTAAACTATCTAGAGGATTACCTTGCATTGGTGACATCCCCCCAGCTCCTTGAACAACAGAACCTTGGTACATAGAAGGGTTAGCAGAACGAGCATCAATATTTAATGGATCAGGAGAAGCCTGACCGCCTTGCTGGTATTGAGGTATCATAGATTTTAATTCTTGAAAATCAAATTTATCCATCCAATCTTTACCATGTTCTTCTCGTAAATTTCTATTTCTTTCCTTAATTCTTTCACTATAGGTTCTAGGAGTTATTTTTACTCCTGCATCAAGTTGTTGTTTTTGAAAGTCGTTAAAGGTATTTCTATATCTTTGTAATCTATTTGATTGAGCTCTAGAAACAACATCGTCCATGTTTATCATTGGAGAATCTATTTGATCTTCTGCTAATGGAGCATCGCTTTCAATGTCAGCACCTGCGGATTTTCCCATACCAAGCATATTGAATAAATTTTTCATTACACCCCCACCCTCTTGATAGCCGTATTTTTTCTTATCAACACTTCCGCCACCTGCCATTTTCATCATTTCTTGAAGTTTAGATTGTACAATTAAAGAATTTATATTTGAATGAGCGTTATCACCCATATGATTTTTTAAACCTTTCATTAGTCTTGTATCTCCACGTGAACTAAGTCATCAAAATTATTATCTTTTAATTCGCCATCAGAGTCCCAATCTCCTCCCCAGCGAACATTTACCCCAAGTTGTTTTGCAATTCCACGAACCATTCCACCCATATATGTAAATCTTTCACGATCTTTCCAATCAATTGGATAAGGAGCTAAGTCTACTGCTTTACCATCCATGTGTTTAGAGTAACGAACTTTTGTTGCGCCTTTTTTTAATAATTCTTCTTGGCGTTCAGAACTGCGTAAACCTTCAATAATGGTTACATCCATTATCTTAATTAGCTCATTCAGTACGTTTACTAATTTAGCATCAACGCCTTTTAGGCGTTCTTTAGACCTTTTTCCAAACTTAGGCATTGTATATATTATACATAATATGGCTAGACTAATACAATAGAAAGATGAAAAAAATTATACTTTTGCACCGGTCATCCAATTATAGGCTTTTTTAAACTTATAATAATCTACTTTATCTTGCTTTCTTTCTACTTCATCAACTCCCATTTTACCAGTTTTAGGTGGTCTAGCAAAGTAGTCAGCATAATACAATCCGTCAAGTAAATCATCATTTCTAGGTTTTGGATGCTCAAAAAACTCATCAACTATTTCCGTCATGTGACGATAGATATAGAGTTTTTTAGAATTAACAATTTGACCTAGTGCAGTTTCCAATCTATCTTCTTTTTTCATTCGAGCTGGCGGCTTAACTCCTTTAAACAAACCGGGGAGTAATCTTTTTTCGTTTGCAGACATTCTTGTGACCATATCTCGAACCATTTCTTGAGCGGCTACCGTTTCAATAGTTACTCGTCTTACCGGTCTATATTTTTTAGCATATTCTATAATTTTAGCGGGAACATCAAATGCAGGGATACGTTCCCTAAAGTAATCAAGGATATATCTATTTTTATTTGAATCAATTCCCATTACTAAAATAACTTGAAAGTCAGATGTTTCAGAAGCAGTTGCCGCAAGATCAACCCCAATATACACGTTAATTGGAATAGCGTCTTCCCCCTCAATAATAAAAGGCATATTGTTTCTAACTTCAAACCGTCCATTGTAATATTGGATTCGATCAATCTTAAATGCGGCATTTGTCACATCACGAGCATCATTCATATACTCTTGAGCAAATTTATTGACTAAACCAGCTTCTGTAAACTCTCGTTTTTTTGCCGCTAATTTCTTTTTAGAGAACTGTGAAGACCAAAGAGGTTCACCATCTTCTAATGCTCGATAAAAATTTACGTGCCAAGGATATATTCTTTTATCTTTTTTTGCTTTTCGCCATCCATCATATGTCATTTGTAAATAAGAATCATAGTGAACAATTGTTCCAGATAACCATATCCACCCTTCGTTACCGGGGGTTTCTTCTAGGGCGGGATAAACCGTAGACACAATCCATTTTTTAATATCTGATCTACGTTCTGGAGTTTTTGTATTCAATTCTGATTCAAAGTCATCAAGAACAATCCCCGTATATCGAACATCAACTTCTGCACGACCCCTTAAACGCTGAGATGTTCCTTTTGATATAACTCTATCTCCTTTTGGAGTTACTAAATCTTTTTCTGTCCAGCGCTTTCCAGCTAAACCTCCGTCCATGTTTCCGAAATAATACTTAATCATTTTATTGTTTTCAAAATGTGAACGAATATACTTTAAATGATCAATTGCCTGACTTTGTTCTTCTGATACCCATGCAATAAAATGTTGATCACCTTCTCCAGCAAAACAAAGTTTATGCATAATAGCGGCTTTTGCAATCACTGACTTACCATGACCCCGAGGAATAATATTACATATCCTTGCCCCGGGCTTACTGTCAATCATTCCTTTAGCAATTTCAAAAACAATACCAGCTTGACTTCTATCACCAGCTGCACTATAAACTTCACTCCCTCTTTCCTCATCTGCAAATAACATATACAATCCAATGGCAGCACAAAGAGTTGACTTGCCATTTTTTCTTGGCACTTCAATAAATACAGTTCTATATTTTCTAAGATTTGTTTCTTTATTTTTCCAACCAAATATATCACCAACAATTTTACTTTGCCATTTCTCTAATTTTAATGGCATACCAGTTAGTTCACCCTTTGTATGTGTTACAAAAGTTTCTATAAAACCAATGGCTTTTTCTGCGGCTTTTTTATCAAAGTAATATTTACTCAAAGTAATTATTTATTTGTGTATTGTTATTAGTAACTGGAACAGAAATGTTTGCCCTAGCACTTGGAGTAATTCCAAAATTTGATGCAAGTTTTAATGCATTATTTAAAGCATCATTTTTCATTTTAACAAATGGCTTTGCTTGAGTTCTAATTATATCACCATTAGTATTTTTAAAAACATCAACCCTTCCATTTTTTCTTAGTTCCATTTCGCATTCAATATAAAGAGCCATTTCATTGCAGTAACTTTCAATCAATCTCAAATCAATATTGTG